AACCACTTCCGGATTATTTTGACAGATATAATTATCTGTTTAGTACTATATTAGAAATTAGGGTTGGTGAAAAAACTGTCGGCCAACTTAGGCCCAGGGATTTAACTGTTGAGCATTGTGAAACTTACATATTACCAATGCTGTTTAATAGCGGCAAAAAAGGTAAGCGAAGTTTTAAAACAGTTAAAGGAATGAGATCTGTTTTTAACAAGCTTATGGCTTTTGGTAAAAGTAGAAACTGCATAGCACAAAATCCTATGCTTGATGCTGAATTTAAAAAACCAGTTATATATCAACCAATACTATTAGAAAAACTTTCTACAGATTTCATCCGTGAGATAGATAACCATTTGCCTAAATCAATAAGGATAGCTTATAGGTTTGCTTGTGGTACTGGTTTAAGAGCTGGTGAGCAACGAGCTTTGATTTGGGATGACATAAATTTTGAAATGTCTGAGGTTAGTGTAAAAAGAAGCGCAAAACTCAAGATTGTTGTAAATGGCGAGGTTGAAAAGCATGGCGTAGGTTCAGTTAAATCTACAACTTCAAATAGAATAGTGCCTATACCACCTAACATTTTGCAAGAATTAAAAGAGCTTTACATTAAAAAAGGTAGACCAAACAAAACAGATTTAGTTTTTGGCACTAAGTTTGGCACAATGGTTGGTTCAAGTCATTGGAAAGAACAGCTACAAAAAGTAGTTTCCAAGATTAGCGACAAGCATATGAGATGGCATGATCTAAGACATTACTATGCTAGTAAAATGCTAGAATATTTTGGGGATGATATTTGGACAGTATCAAATCTTATGGGCCATAGCAGCATAGAGATTACTCAAAGAGTTTATGGCCATTGGATGCAAGATCTAGCTAAGAAACAAAAGTTGCTACAAAAAATATCTAACATAAACTTTTAATCATCTGGATAAAGCTCTACAACATTGTCTAAATTTTGTAGAGCTTTTTTTAATGCTTCTTCAGATCCCATAAAATCCTCTAAAGTTTTTCTGGTAATGTAGCGTTTACCACCATCCATAATACAATCAATAGCGCCGTTATTACACATCCTAAGTGTTCTATTATATTCTGTACTTCTTGTTGTGCATGGTCCAAACAATATTATGGAAGTTTCGTGCATATTAAACAAAGCTTTATAATTCGTCAAAACCATTTACTTCTCCATTTTTAACTGCATCATAACTTTGAGCTGGATCTGTGTCGTAACGAAGATCGTTACAAAATGCTCTTGCTCTAGCTATATTCATTTTGCTATCAAAGTCTTGTAGCTGCAAAGACAATTCCATTCCCAAATCTTTCATCTGCCTATGTATGTTCTCAATATCTTTTTGTTGTTCTGGTGTAGGTGGATAAGGTCGTTTTGCTTCTTCATCCCAGCCATTATCAAAGTTAAGCCAAACACTTATCTTAACTTTTTGACCAGGGTTATCTTCACTTGAAGATAAAGATCTTTGAAATTTTATATTAGTATTTGAAAATTGGGGTGCATTTCCCATGTGTTGCTCCTATGGTTGTAATGAATTTAATTTTTTAGTGTAGTGTTCTTCTATTTCGCCATACATTCTAGGCACGGCTGTTTTCATGCTTTTCAAAACATCTTTATTTTTATTAAACCAATAACTGCACATAGATTGTGATTTAAGCTCACTTATGTTTTGCATATAATTAGCAAGTATCTTTTCCCATTCAGCTATTTTAGCTAGGTCTGTTTCTTCTGCTGGTGGATATTTTCCGTCAGCTATATCTTTTCTGTCTTGCTCAGTTTCCTTAATTTTTTCATCTAGGGTAGGTTTTTTTTTATTTTCATCTATATTTTTTTCATTGTTTTGAGCTTTATCTATTTCATTTACTGAAGCGTATTGGCCGCCATGCAATCCTAAACTTGCTAAAGCTCTACCTATTGCAGATGTTTCGCAGTTTTCTATAGCTGAAGTTTTGTTAACTAGGGAACTACCTCTAATTTCTTCTGCATATCCCTCGCCAACTGGAATTTCAATATTTGATAGGTCATAAACTTGAGCTTTAATAACAACTCTTATTTCATTATCGACAATTATATTAGTTGTGATTCCATACTTTAATCCAAAGTGGGTTCTAAAAGCTTCTACTCTTTTAGCAACCTCTGTATATTTTTTGCCGCCTTTTTGTGTAACGCCATGTGATTGATTAAGATCATTGACCGCAGCCATTACATCTTTTAATTCACTCATTATTCATCTCCGCAACTTGTTTACCTTTACTTGTTATTAACCAGGACAATTCATAAGATCCTCTTTGGTTTTTTCTCTTTTCGCCTGGTGTAATTAATCCATACTCATTTAGTTCTGTGATCCTTGGTCTTACAGATACAATGTAGCCATCAATATCATTGACAACTTCAGATCCGGTTTTACCTCCAGTCCATCCAGCACTTGCTATTGATTTTAGGACTGCCAGGCGCAGTTTCTTAATCTTAGGTAGAATGAACTCAAGTGCTAGTTGTTCTGTTTCTCTGGCGTTCTTATGGATGTTTGGTGGTGTTTCTAATATATCTATCATTTAAAATCCCTCCGGATAAACAATGGCTGCAAATAAAAATATCAAATAAAAGCTCCCAAATAGAGCAAAGCAGGCAAATAATTCGCCTATCCAAATCCAAAAGTCTTTCATTTTATCCCCCATAGTTTTTTAGCTTCATCAATAATTATTGGTGGCTCAGACCAGCAAATATTTGTGAAATCCGGTTCTACTAATTTAAATAAATGATTTTTATCTTTAGCTACTTTAAGTAGTTCTTCTGTAGCTTTATGTGACCTAGTAATTGTTTGAACTACATCAGCAAGGTAATCATCTTGAAGCTCTGGTGTATTATCTTGGTCAAATATTCGATAGTCAGTAGCATTTGCATAGACTAGGAAAGGTGGTAGACCACCATTACACGCCCAAAAGCCAGCTACCTGATACAAGGCTGCTTGTTCAAAAGGACCAGTTAATGTTTTAGGTAAACTTGCAGCCGCAAAACCAGACTTAGATGTTTTAGATATTCTTGACCATTTAGTTTTTAAATCACCACGCCTATTATAATCTGGTCTTGTATTGTGAGGAAGTTCTAAACCTTTTAACTTCTCTACATACTCTATTTCACCTATAATCTGATTATCTCTTGCCATAGCTTCTTTAAGGCCAGCTACAGCATTTCTTGTTACTGCATCAATTTCATCTATATATTTAATTTTTTTATCTGCATCTGATCCATCATCCCAAGTACGAGCTTTAAAACTTTGGTATTTTTCAATAGCAGTATCTATAGCTTCTCCTGGATCTACTTGATCTATAAGTATGGAATCAGTAGCTTCTTGAACTGTGCGCCCACCACACATGGCTGCATTATCTTGTCCATTTAATTTAGATTCAAATTTTTCAATTACTGTCCAGGCTTTATCTCGTATGTGTTTTTCTTTATTTATATTTTTGTATTCATCCCAAGCATCAGATAACATTGGCCTTATATGTACTTTGTCAAAAAAGGCTTTGCATTTAAGCTTTGATTTTGGGTTTGAGTGCCATAGATAATTAAATCTGCTGGCGTAGTCTGGTGTTTCCGTAAATGACATAATATCTCCTAATGCGAATTAGAAGATCCTATTATAGCTTGATTTATAAAGTCAATAGGGTTGATAAAATAAATTTACCTCTAACTAAAAATAAAGATTGACAGCATGACGTTAATAGTCATAATAAATTATATTAAAGGTCAATAAACACTATATCTTGGGAGATAAATAGAGTTGACTACTAAATCTTGTGAGATTCTTGTGAGATTTGACATTTTATATAGGAGTGATTATGAATGAAGCAATAAGGGAAACGATAAACATGGCAAATAATTTAGCAACAATGATTGCTAAAAGCGGAATGTTAAAACGAGAGGTCGCTAAAGCAAAAGGAGTTGTACCGGAAACAATATCAAGACATTGCTCTGGTGTGCTGCAATTTACTTTAAAGGATGCAGAGGAATACGCTAGAATCCTTGATTGCACTCCACAAGAAGTTTTATTTGCGCAAACGCCTACTTCGGTTTTTGGGTACATGGATGAGGGCGTTATAACACCATTAACAGCTGAAAACCCAGAAAGCTATTACTGCCCTTGGGTTAGCATTGTTAACAAAATGGTAATTGGTAATCATACTCACCCAGACAAACAGTTTTTAAATGGTGCATTTTATTTATTCAATGACGAATCAATTAAGAAAAAAGAAATTAATACTGCCTGCTTTATGAAATTATCAATATGTAAATTTAAAAACCAAAATAAAATTGTTGTTAGGGTACTTTACCCAGAACCAGGCGGAAAATATACATTATCGCCTATGAATCAAAATAAGCCAGGTAATAAAAACCCAGAAAGAGATATAATTAATGGTGTTGAGCTGGCTTGGGCCACACCAATTTTATCAGCTGTATACCAACCAGAACTCTTTGGAGTAGTAAAAGCAATTTAATTGATTTTATATCTTAACTTGCTTGACTTTTAAAGTTAACCCATGCTATCACTTACAGCATGACTTTAGAAGAATATAGATTAGAAAATAATTTAAGTTACAAAAAATTAGCTGAAAAACTTGGCTTTAAGGAAGCTACTATAGCTCGTAGATGGTGCTTACCAAAAGCTCATCAACAATCTTTAACGCCCAGCTCTCGGAATTTAGGATTGATTCTTGAGGTAACTATGGGATCGGTCACACCAAATGACTTTATCATTCGTAGAAACTGAAGATCAGATTCATTTACGAATCGGACAATGGCTTGACGTAGCTTTACCGCCTGGTGCTGTCTGGCATCATTCGCCAAATGAGGGCAATCGTCATGTGGCGTATAAAGTCAAACAGAAAAAAATGGGAACTAAAGCTGGTTGGCCAGACATAGAAATATTTGTGCCTGGAGATCAAAGCAAGGTTGGTAACTCTATTGCCATCTTCATTGAAGTTAAGCGTTCTAAGGGCGGTAAATTGTCTGCTAACCAGGCATTGATGAGAGATAAGTTAGAGATGGCTGGTTGCTTTTGGCAAATGTGTAGATCTGTAGACCAGGTGCAAGAATTTTTAGATGGGATAATTAAACTGAGGGGGAAATAAAATGTCGATAACTAAAAAAACTGGTGCAAATCATGTTGCCTTGCTTTGTAAAGAGCTAAAAAGAAAACAAAAACCTCTTACACCAGCTCAACAAGCAGCAGAAAGAGCCGCTTGGAAAGCTCAAGAATTAAAAGTAGATCATTTTGACAAGGTTATTAGGTGAGAACTCATGTTGATCTATGTAGTGGCATTGGTGGATTTGCTCTTGGGTTTATTGCAGCCAAGCTATCTGAACCAGTATTGTTCTGTGACTTTGATGAAAAGGTTAGAAAATTATTAAAAGTAAGGTTTCCAGGAATACCAATAGCAAATGACGTAAAGGAAATAGCAAGTGAGCCAAAAAGATTTATTCGGCAAAGACCATTCATCCTCTCAAGTGGCTATCCCTGCCAGCCCTTCAGCGCAAGCGGAAAAAGAGCCGGTGAAGAAGATCCTCGCCACATCTTCCCGCACATTGCTGAAATTGTTGCACAAACAAGACCATCTTACTGCGTTTTCGAGAATGTTTATGGCCACATTTCTCTCGGGCTCGACAAGGTACTTAGCCAAATGGGATCACTTGATTACACCACAGCGACATTTATTGTTCCAGCTGCGGGTTTCCGCCCCCACAAAAGAGATAGACTCTGGATCATCTGCAAGAACATGGCCAACACCGACAACGAAGGGATTTGGTCATGCGAGCGAAGGTCAGACGTTGATAATGAGGGATCTAGTGGAGAGAGGGGAGCTAACAGAGGAGCAAGCTCAAGCCATGATGAATGGCACGACACTCAGACCACCAAGGATGAAAGAATGGTTGTGGCCAACACCAACAGCAGGAGATCATTCGAGGAACACAGTTCCACCATCAATAGGGAAAACGAGAGGTTACGATCTAAGCATGAAAGTAGTGGAAGTAGAACAACAGATGTTTCAGACACCAACAGCAATGGATCATCTGCCACCAAGGAACGAGGAAGCTCT